AGGCTGTCGAGTCTAAGCAGTATAGATGGATTGGTGATTACGCGCAGCATTTCCCGGATCAGACAGGAGACACAGAACCTGTAGCTGCACCTGGTGACTTCATCACGCTGACTATCGATCCTGGACTCACTCCGCTTGCTCAGGAGTATCTCGATGCTGGTCTGCTCATTGATGCTGAGGGGTACACGCCTGCTGTGGCTGAAGCTGAGGTAGCTGAGACAACTACGGAATCAGAGGAAGGAGGTAAGTAGATGACAAGTAGACCAGGAGTTGCTGTCAGTATTCTGGAGGCTCCAACTCCAGTGTCGGTTCCTCTCAATACTGGCACATGGTTCACGCTTGGGACAAGTGACAGAGGCCCGTCGAATGCTCCAACTCTGATTCAAAGTCTCGATCAGTTCAATACGGTGTTCGGAGCACGTCAGTCATACAGCGTGCTTTACGATTGCGTCGAGACTTTCTTCAGGGAAGGCGGTGCTCAGGCTTACATCAGTCGTGTAGTTGGCCCCGCTGCCAGTATCGGTACTCATGCTCTCAATGATGCTGTTGCTGCGGTATCGTTGAATGCAAATGCAATCGGGCCTGGTGCTTGGTCAGCGAACTACAAGGTTGGTGTGGTTTCTGGTGTTGCCACTGGTTCCTATCAGATCCAGGTAACCGATATCAACAACAACGTACTTGAACAGAGCGGTGATCTGCTGGATCAGGGTTCTGCGGTTACTTGGTCACAGTACAGCAACTACATCAGAATCACGCTCGGTGTATCTACGCAGGTTCCTGCGGTTGCCGCGCCTGCTGCACTTACCGCAGGTAACGATGACCGTGCCAACATCACTGATACACAGTGGCAATCAGCTCTCGATGCTTGCGGTGCATCTCTCGGGCCTGGTCAGGTTTCACAGCCTGGTCGCACAAGCTCAACAGCATACAACCAGTTGACTGGTCATGCTCAGAACAACAACCGCGTGGCTATCCTGGATCTACCCAACTCCGCTACTGTCGCAACATTGATAGGTGCAGCTAGTGGTGTGGTTTCCAGGTTTGCCGCAGCTTTCTGCCCGTGGGTCGTCATTCCTGGTATCACCACAGGAACCACACGTACTGTACCGCCGTGTGCTCTCATCGCAGGTCTGTTGAGTCGCAATGATCCGGCGCTTGGTACTAACATGCCTGCCGCTGGTAACAACGGACAAGCGCAGTATTGCACGGATCTGACTCAGCCTGACTGGAATGATGCAAGTCGCACGCAGTTGAACAGTTCCGCCTGTAACGTGGTTCGCCGCATGTTCGGTGGTATCCGTAACTACGGTTGGCGTGCACTTGTCAATGTTACCACTGATCCTTCGTGGGTGGACTTTGGCAATGCTCGCCTGTATATGGATCTTGCCGCCGAACTGGATGCAATCGGAGAGAACTTCATCTTCCAAGAGTTGGACGGCCAGAACGGTATCACGATCAACTCGTTCCATTCAGCTCTCGCTGGCGATCTACTGGATCACTACAATGCCGGTGATCTATTCGGTAACACGCCTGACGAAGCATTCGCAGTTGACACAGGCCCGAGTGTGAATACCCTGACAACTCTGGCTAACAACGAACTGCACGCTGTCTGTCGTGTGAAGATGGCACCGATGGCTGAGTATGTCGTGATTCAGATTGCCAAGCGTCAGATCACTCAGGCACTGTAATCCAACAAATCGATAAAGGAGGTGAAATAAATGCCCGGATCAACTACGCCGGTTCGCAATCAGGGTACGAGAGCTGATACCTGGACGATCATCGTCCAGCTTGGCACTGGTAGCGGTAATATGACTAACCTCGGCGTTTGGGACAAGAAAACCGGCGGTGACCTTGACTCGGATGAAGTCAAGTATTACCCTGGTGGCATGGTTGGCGTCGAAGCTCTCGGTGGTAGGTTGAATCCCACGAACCTGACGCTACAGAGAATCTACGATCGAGTTGATGATGCGCAGTATGTCAACAGGTTGTTCAATGGTGTGGGTAATGAGTCAGTGACAGTTACCCAGCATCCGATGAACCTCGATGGTTCACTGTATGGCCCTAAGCGTGTCATCTGGACTGGAGTTCTCAAGAGAGTCAGATTCCCAGACGTGGACTCGGAAACCACAGGTGCTGCGCTAATCGAGATCGAGGTAACAGTCAATGCTTCACCCACGTTCGCGTAGTGTCACGCTAGACGTGAAACGACTGTTCGCTTTCATTGCAATAGTCTGCTTCCTTATTGCACTACTCAAGGACGTAGGCTGGATCTTCGGATCTGCAAATGAACAAGCCTTCCTGATTGGTGGCTTTCTAGCTCTGTCAATCAGTTGGCTGTATGCTGACGTGCCACAGGCGCCCCGGACTCAAAGACCAGCACAGGAACAACCACAACCAACACAGCCTGTAGATCCAAGATCACACATCGGTATGAGATAATACATAACGGAGTACGTTCTGTCATGAGAAAGAAAGGAGAGACGTGACAGAAATCGAAGATACACAGCAGTACCAATACGACCAAGGATCACAGTCGGAAGATCCCACGCAGATTATACCTCCACCGGACGTGGATGACAGTGATGATTCCACTCCTGTGCAGGCTTTTCAGCCGGGGGCCGATTTTTCGATTCTTGATACTTTCAAGCAAGAGCTACAAGAGCTGACTCAAGCTGAGTCTGTGAAAATCCCTGTAAAGGGGTATGAAGCCACAGGCTTGCAGATTGAGTATCGTATGCCTGCAACCGGGCAAGAGATAGAGAAGCTCAGCCGCAACGTGAACAGGACGCATAAGGGTCTTTACGAACGGAACCTCATTACGGCGATGGACATGATGATCTATCTTTGCGAGGGTCTGTATGTTCAGCCTGAGGGCGTGGATGAGCCTATAATGCTTGACCCGCATAACACTGGTCAGCCGTGTAGGTTCGATGAAACGCTTGGGGAACTCATCGGATTGACAACCGAATCACAGAATGGGGTACAACCATCAGCTAGAGGTATTGTCAGGAAGTTGTTCGGTAACAATGAACTGGCAATCCTGTCACATGCTGAGAAGTTGCAGCGTTGGTTGCAGAATACGAAGGCTGATCTGAGCCTGGAAATCTGGCAAACGGGGGAATAAATACCGAGGCACTTGATACGGCGGCTCAATTGGGTGCTCTCGGATTAGATCCTCTGAGGTTCTTAGAGACACGTGATCCACTCGAAAGAACTCTGATGCTGGAACTTGGTGAGAAAGTCGCAAAGTACAAGCAGGACTTGAACCACAATCTTGCTGTGGATATCGCTAACTGCGTAGGTCAACTGTTCAGGAAATAGTATGGTTGTAAGGTGGAATAGTGCCATTCGGTAGTCTCACTACTGCTCAAGAAATCCTGGTCAGGCTATACCTGCTAGGTGGCCCTGCCTATAAGCGGGAAATGATCGAGTCTGGTGCTGCCACTGGTCTGATGAGTAAAGAGCAGCAGAAGCTTGCGCTTGCTCAAGCGGAAGTTACTAAAAGGTCGTGGACGCAGAATCAGGCGATGTTCACAGCAAGACGGTTCTTGTTCTACAGCACGCTAGGCATGATTGGACTAGGTGCTGAAGCACTACGCATGGGTTTCCGATATGAGTCAGCTATGCAGACGGCTACGGTTGCGATGGAGCCTGTGCTTGGTGGTATTCGAGGTACACGCGCAGAACTCGGTAAGCTTTTCTCAATGGCAGCGGTATCTCCATTCCAGTTCAAAGACCTGACTACCTCGTTCCGCTCGATGTATGCAGCATTCCATCCTCTTGGATTGTCTGCGGCATTCACGAATCAGACTATGCAATCGCTGATTGATGCTTTGTCGTATATGGGCAAAGCTACACCTGCATCTTTGAATCGCGTGTCTGTCGCACTACAGCATATGGCCTATCTCGGTAGACCTATCGGACAAACCATGATGCAGCTGGCTCGTGATGGTTTGCCGATCTATGCAGCTCTAAGTAAAGAGCTGGGTCTAACTGGCGATCAGATTCATAGCATCGCTACTTCGGGATTGACAGCTCAGCAGGTAATCGCGGCATTGAACAAGTACATCGAGACTACACCTGGATTCATGCACGCTGCATTTAGACAGGCGAACTACACGCTTGTCGGTTCCTTCACGACATTCAAGGATCTACTGTCTCAGGCAATTGGTGGTGGTAAGATGGAGACAGGGATTTTCGGTTGGTTGCATAGAACTCTAAAGGGCATCAATGCACAGTTGTATCCGACAGCGGTAGCAGGCAAGCCTATCGGACTAACTCAGTTCGTGGAAGCCATAGACAAGCGGCTTACCCCGAGAACTCACACGATACTGAACTTCTTCATTCTTCTTGAGTCAGCTCTGAATCAAGTATACAACATGTTCCACCTACTTTGGTATATAGTAGGCCAGGTTCTTAGTGTTTTCAATCTGTTGCCTGGGGGCATCAAGAAGAATCATGATGCAGCTAGAGCACTCGGTTGGATTTTAGGTAGTCTCATAGGTTTGTTCTTGCTTACCGAAGGTGCTGTGCTTGCGGCCAAAGCAGCTATGCTTCTCTTTAGGGGAGCATTGTTTGGTGTCCATGCTGCAATATTGGCTGTCGAGGCTGCACAAGAAGGACTTGCTATCTGGAATATAGCATCATCAGGTGTTGGTCTTTGGAAAGCCTGGATGGATTATTCGTTTGCGGGTTCTGCAGCCGTTAGGACGAATACCGGATTGCTTGCTAGACTCGGGAGAGTTGCTGGTGAAGCTGGTGCATGGATCAGTCTTTATCTGGTTGATCCTGCGATTGCAGGCTTCAAGCGAATGTACGCATAC